AGTAGGCCCCTACAGGACGCTTGCGAGAAGGTAGGAATCACCCATACACAATCTCACAAGCGCCCGGTAAAGTCAATAACCCTTGCGCTCTCGGCGTACAGAACGTCGAGCTCGTGCGGAGAGTCCACCGTAAATACCATGGTCAATGTGATTGTCCACGGCGTAATGCAGACACTCGGTTTTGACCTTGCAACTGTTACAGAACGACAGGATTTTATCCATGCGCTCGTTGCCACCGTTGTCGCCACGCTCCATAAAAAACAGGTTCACGTCAGCTTTACGGCATGCTGCAAGTTCTCGCCAAGTCTCGGTCATTACTGGTTCTTTGTGGTGATGCTGGTCTGCCAGCGAAGGTCGTGTCCGATGCCTTCGATTTGGAACTCGACTGCCGAACGCTTGTTTCCGTCCTTGTCGGTGTAGGAACGCTGCTTCGGCTTACCGGCTAAAACTACCCGGTCGCCCTTGTGGATTGAGTTGGCAACGTTCTCAGCGAGCGAGCCCCATGCGGTGCAGTCAAAGAATGATGTGTATTCTTCCTCGCCACGCTTCTCTTTTACTGCCACTGTGAATGAGCATGTTGCGGTGCCCGTGTCAAGAAACTTGAGCTGGGGGTCTGCAACTACATTGCCGATCATTGGTGCGTACATTGTTAATCTTCTTTCTTAGGTTCTGGCTTGAAGGCCACTATTTGGTTTTTCTTTGCCGGGCAATGATGAACGACTTCAATCGCCAACATTTCCACGACTAGATCGCAGTGCGGGCAGCGCCATTTTTTCATTACTGCCCTCGTATCAACTCGGTGAACTGTTCGAGAGACATTACCACATAAGCGTCCTTGGTGCCCTTACGACGACGCTTGATAATCGCAGCACCGAATCGGGCCTTGGCGTAGGTCGCTTCAATCAGTGCTTCCTCTAGGAACTGGGCAAGGTTGATGCTTGCTTGGTTCTTGCACTCCAGAGCGAAACCGGGTACGCCTACGAGGTCGCCCTTGTCCTCGCGGACTCCGGCCCCGTAACGTCGGTCAGCTTGTGGGAACCCATTCTCACGCAGATAGGCCGCCACGTCTCGCTCCCATTGCGAGCCACGATTCTTATTAGGGTTGGACACGGTATTGTTCCCACTTTCCGGGTGCTGTTATGTTCCGTTGGTATTCGCCACCAACAACTTTGATTGTCAAGGTTGACTTAGGGCAAACGCTTGCCGGGATAAAGTAGTCGCCAACTGGTGTGCTGGCAAACAAATAATCAAACCTTGATGTTTCAAGCTTGGTGGCAGTGACGTAATAGTAGTTTCGCTCTGAACGTTGCTCAGACTCCATGCGCTTGACTTCAACTCTGAACATTCGCTCGCCGTCATCAACTATGTAATCGCAACGGGTGTGACCGTCAAGGCCGCGGTACAAGTCCCAACCCTGAGCTGACGCCCACGTTATGAACCTGCCTTCACCAACCATGCCAGTCTGGTGACACTGACGATCAACGTTTTGGCCCTTCTGCTTGTTGTTATTAGCAATCATGCAAGCCCTTGGCCTTATTTGCGCTGGTCATCGGGTCTGTTCTCTGATCTCAAAGAACCCATTAAGAGCAGGGTTACGCTCCATAAGCATGCGAGCATAGAAGGCCCGGTAGTTGTTATTCAACTTAAAGCCGCCCATGTCGGTGGTTTCCATAGCGTATAACCAGCGCAGTTGCTCAAACAACATTGCGATACCGATCTTACGGTGCCCACGGTCTTTCAGAATAAAGGCCAGTTCTACAAGCTTGTCATAGACTTGCAAGTTCTCGCTGTGAAATGCAAGAAACTGCTTTTCCAGCACTGAGTGTTTGTGTAGTTCTAGTTGCATTACCAACCCCCGTTACAGCCGTTTTGATCCGGCACATAGTTACCATTTATTCGTGTTGCTACTACTACCTGCTCCTGCGGCGTGGCAAGGCCAGCGTGTGGAGCAAACTCCAGCCCGCCGTACTCCCGCCAGACAATGTTAGAGATACCTAGAGCACCTGAGAAGGTCGCTCCATGCATCTGCCAGTTACCGTGAGTCTCGCACCACGCTACTTTTGTCCACTTCTCCATCACAATTGCGGACACAAGCGTGGTCGTTGTCGTGGTTTGGGACCGTACAATGACCGCCTGTGCCGGGGGCGCAAACGCTGGCTCTGGGGCAACGATGATAAACGCCGCCGCCAGAACCAGTGCACCGATTGTCCTAGTTCTGTTTGTCGCTCTCATTGGAGCGCCCTTCTAGAGCTTCAACAATCTTCTGAACAATCTCAATGGTTGCCTTGAGGCTGTCCTTGACTGCGCGTAGCGCGTCAACCGGGGTCAACTGGTGCTTCGCTTCTTCGTGGCGCTTACGCGCTTCGCTGTTTTCCATGTGTGTTCCTTTCTAGAACGGTTCTTCACCCAGAGCGTACTCCGTGGCGTTGGGGAATACGTCGGTCACAGACTCTCCGGCGTTCTTAAGCAGAGCGTAGGCGGCCTTCTTACCGGCGTTTACCTGCTTCTCTGACAACGATCCACGCTGAGCAAACTGCGTGGCGAGGGAGTTCATAAACTCGTCCTCTGGGAACTTCTCAGCGGCCTCAATGATTGGCTTGATAGCCGCAGGGACTTCACCTGTGATCTTGGGTGCTGGTGCCTGTGGTGCCGAGTTCTGGTACTGCTGGCGAGCCTGTGGCTTGCTGGCAGAATTGCCGTCGTCGTCATCGTCAGCCACGAGTCCAAGCGCCGACATGTACGAATACCGTCGAGCGTAGGTGACTGCTGAGCCTTGACCCTGTGGGTCGTCCTTGATCAAGTGCAGTCGCATCGTGTGAGCGATGAACTGACCCGACTTGTGAATGACGTAGGTGGTGAGTCCGTCATAGACCAAGCCGTTGGGGTCGCTACCCGACTCAATGAACTGAGACACCGCAAGGCCGTGACGCGCCAAGACCGGGCTGGTGTGTTGCACCACGTCCGGCAGGGCCGCATACTTGGACTTGAAGAAAGGGTTCGCTGACCCCTTCGGAACTGCGGAGAACTCCGCTTGAGCTGCGACAAGGGCTGCCGCTAGTTCGTTGATTTCATTTGACTTCATTACAAGTTTCCTTCCTGACTAGTTGGTACTGCATTACTATCCGTGATACGGATAATCCCTGAACCGTCCTGCTTGCAGACGGTACGGAACGAGCAGTATGCACACTGCCAGTCACGCCCTAACGGGTCCAAGATCGTGGTGTTACCTTCATCATCACGGGCTTCACGAGCGCCAAGATAGCCGTTGGTAACAAGTTCTCCGAGTGCTTCCATGCGCCCTAGTTCTGACTTGGCAAGTGGCTCCCACTGCTCGCGGGGAATCCAGAACTCTGCCATAACCCGGTTGTAGCCGTCCACGCCCATTTTGTCGGCCTTCTGAACGCTCAGTGCCTCAAAGGTAATGGAGCCCAGCACAACGTAGGAGATTGTCTCACCGAGTCGCTGCTCGACGCCAAGGGCATTGAGTCCAGCTTGGGCAATAGCCTTCTGCGCTGGGCCTTCGGGGTACTTAAACTCACCGCGCATACGGTTCCAGCCCACCTGCTTGTCAAAGGTGAACGTGCCCATGGTCTTGAGTTCGTACAGCACGTTGCCAAATATCTTGCCGTTGGTGCCAAAGTCTGCGGCGGGAATAAACGCGTCACATGAACCGCTGAGGTAATCGCCCTGAGCGGTAGGCATCTCAAAGATTGCGTTCGGGTAGATAAACCCGATTGACTCTTGCAATGCTTCGTGGATTAACGTGCCCACGCCCATGACCCACGCCCCGGCTTCGTCCACCGGCTCTGTTGGCTGGGCCTCAAATGCGGCGTAGGACTGCTGGCGAGCGCAAGCGTAGGCCGAGCTGTACCGCAACGGTGTGCCAAGCGCAGTCGGCTTAGGCACCTGTGCCTTCTCCCACCACTCTTGAGCGAGCAGGTGTGTGATTATTGGTTTACTAACTGGTTCCATTATGGAGCCCCCTTTTCTGTCTAGTGCCACCCTACATCGTAGGTGTGACATTTGCAAGTCAAATGTGGCGTAGCCCACCGAATGGGTGGAGTCGGGCCGCATAGTTCTTCATCGCCACGAGGTTCGCTCGAACATAGGGAATCTGACGGACTTGGTGGAACTCCGAAGGGAAGTAGGTGTAACACAGCGACGAGTGGAAGTCGGCCTCGGTGTCAATGTACTTCTGGTAGTTGGGATCGGTGAAGTACCAAAAACTGTTCTCGTTCCAGTAAGAGATGTGGGTGGGGTCTTGAAAGGCCCCTCGTCCGTCTGAACTTGGTGTGTCGCTGAGCAGCATGCCACCGTGAGCAAGCAGGTTCCAAATCTTCTCCATGACCTTCATGCGGTCAGGTGTGTGCTCCAAGAAGTCCACCGCCCGGATAACCCCTACGGAGTTGTCGGGTAGGTCAAGCTCCAAGAAGTCAGATACATAATCCACATTGTCGCCAGCCTTTATGTCCACGCCAAGGTAGCCATCACGCTTGTTGTGAAAGGCTCCAAGATCAAGGGCAAGCAGACCACGCCGCTTAGCCCACGCCAGAGCGTTGGGTTCAATGGTCTTGTGGTACATCGTCTGCGTCTCAACTTGAATCCGAGCGTTCTTCTCAGGGTCACGCTGGGTGTTACCACTGTGGACTCGCTGGAAGTACAGGCAGTAGGGCAGGTGGTAGAACTCGCCGTACTGGTAGAGACGTGCCATGAGGTCTTGGTCGTCTAGGACGCTCAGAGAGGCGTCATAGCCCCCTACGGCGTCGTATGCGGTCGCCCTGAACGCTCGTAGGTGGTTAGGCGCGTACCAAATGTAGGACACGTTGTGTGGGAATGGCTCAAAGGACATAGCGGCCTTGTACTCACCCTCGGTGTAGTAGAACCAACCATGATCGGCTGAGAACTGACTCATCTCCGGCTTGCTCTCCTCGTCAATGTGCGCCGTGTCTGAATACACGAAGCAAATGTTGGGGTCAATCCTAAAGGCCCATAGCAACTTCTCTAGGGCGTCTGGCGCTAGCTCGTCGTCGTGATCTAGTTCCACCAGAATGTCGCCCTTGCAGTGTTCTACTGCTTCCTTCTTGAGCGCACCGATGTTGTCGGTCTGCTCTGAGTGCAGCACGATTACTCGATGGTCACTGCGCTCCCAGCCCTGCTCAATCGCTGGGCCGTTGAGTAGAACAATCCATTCCCAGTCCTGTTCGGTCTGCTCAATGAGTGACCACTCAGCCCGGTGAAGGAACTTAGTGTCGTGGCTTGCGGTAAAAATACTAATCATTAGGTTCTCCTTGAAAGTCTGGGCATACACAGCCAATGGCAAAGCATGGTACTGCATCGTCGCGGAAAGCGTGGAACACCCGGTTGTGTCCGCACTTGCACGTTATGTCTGCCTCAAATGGTGTGGCAAACGTCCGACGACATTCTTCTTCTCGTGTCTCCACATGGACCCAGAAACTCTGGCTGTCCATGTAGGTAATCTCACGCTGGCAATGAACGCACTTCATTATTTTCTCCCTCTGCGGAGACTCCGCAGCCAGCCCTGCACCGCAGGGTTGCTTGTTACTGCTATTACTATCTCCCGACAGTAACACTTGATCCATTGGTTCTCCCCTAGAAAGACCATGGCGTTGCAATCGCCGTCATCGTGGGACGCAACGGTGTGTGAGCACTTGCACCTGAGCTGCATCATGTCTCCTCATCGTCCTCGCAGATGCAGGTACGGGGGCTGTTGGACCCACACGCAATGCACCAAGGCTCGTGAAACGTGCTGGGGTCCTCACCCCAAGGTGTTGTAGTCATCGCAATCCCTCATTCTTTCGGTCTATAACTTTGTCTGACATGTAATGCTCCCTTCGTATGGTTAGGACATTACAGTACATCAGGGTTATGACATGTGCAAGTTCGGATATTTCTTTGCCATGAACTTTTCTAAGGGGACGCCCTCGTATCGCCTACACAGATAGTCCAAACTAACAAACATAGGGTCATAAGACCCATTGCGAACCTCGTGCTTGACGACGATGCCACGCCAGTGAGCGTTGCCCTGTGGACCTTTGTAGTCCTCGTCGTGCAGGTAGCAGGCCCCAGCAACCAGACCATGCTGTGACGCACCAGCCACGAACCGTAGGCCGTACATGAGGGTCTGCTGGTGGCCCATGGTAAAGGTGTGCCCGATGCTCTTGAGTCGTGACTCTACATTGCCACCTAGGGGCTTGCCTGTCATGGGGTTGTAGAAGAAGTGACTGTAACCCACCCCGTCTAGCCACAGGATTTCCTTGAATGGCTTGACCTTCCACCCGGTGCGCTTGTAGTTAAGATCGTCCGTGGAGATAACACCCTCAAGCTGGGCGTCGCCTTCAACTGCTCGGTTGATTCGATCTTCGTGATTGCCAAGTAAGATGTGTCGCTCTGGGTGCCACCCCTTGTGCTTGGTCCTAGCGCGTGTCTTATTGAGTTCAACCATCGGAGCGTTGAGTATTGCCCAAGCGGAGTTGGCTGCGTCTATGTCTGCGGTGTAGCGCCGACCTTCCATGGACTTCTTGCCCTTGTCGTACATTGAAAGCGAAGGCATATCTGCATGGTCGCCAAGGTGAATAATCTTGACGGGTTTGTCATGGAACTCATCTACAATGTACTGCCCAATCCACTTTAAGTGGTCTGTGGGTACGCCGTCTTTAGCCTGAGTATCAGGAATGACAATGTGGGTATTTGGCTGGAGTTGCAAGCGACCTCCTTCGGTCACTCTATTCTACACACTTAAACTGATTGCTTCGGCTATCTCAGCGGGGACTACGGTGTAGAGATCGGGCCATTTGTAGGCACCGGGGAAGCCCCCATACCACAGGGCGCCAGCCACCAGCCCTGAGCAAACCCAAGTGTCGCTCTGACGTAGGCAAACCCTATCGGGGAGAATCAGGTCCACAAAGCAGGAAAGGATAGACATGTAGCCATAATCCTTACCTACCTGACTTTGTAAGAACTCAAGAAACTTGTCTCGATTTACGCAGTCGGGGAGTGATATCACCTGATAGCGCCCACCGGGGGCAACCGTGTCTAGCAGCCGGTAGTCGGTCACGCCACGGGCCTCGGCTTGGAAGATAGTCCATTGTCCGTTGCCCATGTCCTCGTTGACCACGGCAATGTGGTTGAACTGCCACCACTTGTCCTGACCGTTAATGGGGGTAATAAGGTAGTGTTTGTGCTTGCGGTGCTGGACCCACCGGATACCGGCGCCGATTAGCCCTTTGCTGGTGCAGAGAACAATGTCGCCCTGTTTCACTGCTGTTCTTTGCCCTTGTGGTACGCAATATGCACGTCAAGATCGTGCTTAGTTTCCGTTACCATGGTTTCAATGCGGTCTATGGCGTCGCGGAGACTTGTGCCAGAGTTAGGACGCAGCTCGTGGACAATGGCTTTAGTTATGTTCTTCCACACCAATCGTCCAACCCATGCGATAGCGGCAACTATCGGGGTGACAACGAATGAAATGTTGGCTAATGTGCCCCAGTCTAAATGTGCCATTATGCAAGGTAGTCCATCTTGGGCCACTTCTGGGTGGTGTCATAGCGGTAGTACGTCACGGGGCGGTGGTCGTCGGTAGCCCGGCAGAACGAAGGGTCGCCCTCTTGACCCATGCTCACGAGGAGCGGTGCCTTGCGGTCCTTCTCGACTACGACAGCAACGTGCTGAGTGTTGAAGGGCTTGCCCACGTTAAAGATAGCCAAGTCACCGGGACGAGCCATGAACGCTGGAACCTTGCGTCCGTTGTTAGCAAGCGTCTCGGTGTAGCCACGCCCGTTGTAGTGAAACACGGGGCCGTTGGGGTCGCCAGCACCGGCTACTCGATAGCAGAGCGCCGCAAAGCTGGAGCAGTCGTACTTCATCACCTTGGTGATGGCGTACTGCACTGGGCGGTATTGCAGGTAGTGGAACCGCTGCTTGTTGTGGACGGCCCATACTGCGAACCAGCCGATGTCGTTTGCTACGTCTTTTTTAGCCATTAGTTGAGTCCAATCACGAATAGGGTGTGGGTGTTTGTTGTTCCAGTTACTTGGTTACAGGCAATGCTTACGTTAAACGCTGCCGTAGTAGTTACACCACATGCCGCGCCTGTGGTAAACGAAAGACCAGAAACATGGTTTCCCGAAGTACCAGTTGATCTGGTGTACAAAACGGCAGCAGTCGGGGTTTGACTGTTGGCTGTAATGTTTGCACTGTTTTCGCCAGCAGTCGTACCACTGGTATAAATGTGCGAAACAACAATGATGTAGTTGTTATAACCTGAAACGCCTGTGAGGGAAGCGGTGCTTGCTCCACTTCCAGTTGCTGACCAAATCCTGCTAGTGGTGACTGCCGCAGGAAGCGCACCGGAAGCAAGGCTGGACAAGTACACGCTCACGGCAGAAGGCAACTGACCCGATGCCGAGCCCGTGAGCCAGCCGTTCAGGGTGCTGGTGCTTAGCAGGTGGGTGTGGTTAGCGGCTGCTGGCTTGGTGGACGTACCACGGGCCGCAGCAGACGTGGAAATGTCAGCGGGAAGTGGGGCCGATCCGTCCGTCAGAAGCAGACCTTTCATGGACTGAGTGACAGCGTTCAGCTCAGCCGCCTCGGTAGCCGTAGAGGTAAGGATAAACAATGAGCCGGTAGCGTGAGCCACAGCCGAAGTGCCATCGTAGCCACGAGTGACAATGGTGAAGGTGCTGGTACTGGAGTTAAACGTGCAAAGAATCTTTTCCTCGCTTGCCGTTCCGTAGCCAAAAGTCACACAGATGTTGTCGCCGGACCATGATCCGTTGGCAATCTCCGTCCAGCCGGTTAGGGTAGTGCTAGACGTAAAGGTGACGCCAGCTCCGTTAATCGCGGTAAGTCCCGGCGACGCAAGGGTGCCAGCGACCGCCGCACCTGCGAAGCCTCGTTGTGGGTATGTAAGTGCCATGAACCTATTTTACTTTCTAGTTGGTTGGAATACCGGGGTAAGTGTTGTAACCGCCGACAGTAGTGAGATAAACAATGCAGTTGCCCTCAAAGCCGGACTCGTAGTTGCCCTGTCGCTTGTGGGGCTGCCAGTCAAGCTGTGTGATAACTACGTTCGCCGTTAATGTGGACTCTTGGTAGGTAATAATGGTGTTGCTCTGACGCAGTTCCTCAAAGTACATAAAGGCTTCGTAGGGGTCCGCATATGTTTCCAAGCCGTCCACTACGTTGACCAAATGCAACTGTACCGGCACCACAATCTGCGTCTCAGAGACGGTTGCGGGGTATGACTGCAAGGTATAGCGGTAAAGGATTGGCGTAGTGACATTAGTGCTATCGCTGTTGATGTAAACGGTCACTTGAAACATCTCGCTCTTGTACGTCGAGCCGGACGAAATAGTTACCTGACTGCGACCTTCGCTTGCTGAGGGGATAGAAAGCGTTTGTTTCTGAGACGGATCAAAAGGTTCAACCTCAAGCTCTGCACTGACAAAGCCCTCAGAAGCACCGACTGGAGTGTTATCTGGCATGTCCACGCCGTAGTCAAAGAATACTGGAGTCTTGTGGTCGGGAATACCGTAAGTGATACCACCAGATTTGATGTAGCCCTGATCTACATACTTAGACGTGTCGGTGGTGTAGAAACCCTTACCAGATACGGTAAAGATTGGCTGACCCAGCGAAGGGTCCCATGACAGATCAAGAGTCTCGCCACCACCGCTGACCATAAGGTCGGACTGATACGCGGGGGTAAGTGCTTGGTTGGCAATGTTGTTGGTCAGGTCAAGGCGCCCAAGACCAGTACTTGAGTTATCGTAGTTAGACCAGCCAAACCACACAAAGCGTCCGTCGCCCGTAATGGATCGAACCGGGTACGTCACCGGCTGAGTAATGCTGGGAGAGTAAGGCCCACTTGTCAAACCACCCTGACTGTCAGGCTGAGTCATGCGGATACCGCGGTTAGTGCCGATAAAAATGTAGTCCAAGTAGCCCTGTAAGCAGGTGGGGTACTCGTCGGGAGACATCGGTAGCGCCTGTGTGGGAACGGCAACAGTGACCGTGGTACCGCTGACGGTGATGCCAGACTTGAACACACCGCCGTTGTAGCCACTACTGCCGGTTTGTGAGTAGCCAGCAAAGTAGATAGCGGACGGACCAGAACAGGCGTCACTCCACGTCCACGCCAAGTTGTTGGTCATGGCGTAAAGGTTGTCATTAGAGCCGGGGGCGTTGCCAGCGTTAGGCCATGTGACATGGGTAGTGGCGAAGCAGTACAACTGGATACCCGATGCGGCGACTACACGATCATTACACCAGCGCACCAAGTTGTAGCCGGTGAACTGGGTGTTGGTGTCGTTCTCGGCGTAGCACTCAAAGCGACGAACCGTTCCACCAGAGCCACCAGCTCGGTAGTACCAGATACCGGTGTTAGTTGCCACAAACACAAACGATCCGTTGGAGTCAATGGAGTAGAAAGCGGTTGGTGCGGCATGTCCGGCACCGCTATTAAAGGTCATTGCTGTCCATGTGGGGGTAGCCGCTGTTATGTCAGCACATTCATAGACCGAAGTACCGTCAATGATGTAGGTGTAGCTGTCACATCGAGACACCTTAAGATTGGTGTTTACGCTGGTTCGAATGGACTTAGTGGCATTTTGCAGCGTGACTTGACCGGGGCTAGCAAATACGTCCACGCCCTTGCTCTGGTAAAACCGAGAATCGTCTGAGGTGGTCTTGCGGTCAAGGTACTTCTGCCCCGCACCGCTAGTCCAGTTGGCTTGACCACGACGCCATAGACCTTCGGTGTTGATCGTACCTTCGCCAGCAATGTTGGTGAGGTTGATTGACTGACGCTGAGCCGGTATGGACTTGTGCTTAAACGAGTCGCGGCGGTAGGGGTCAGCAGACGTGTCCACAATAAACTGGCGCCCACCAATGGCAACAGCGTTAGGGCCAAGGTTAAAGAGCAGTGAAGAAGTAACGTTGCTTGAGGCGTAGTTGCCAAAGAAAGCGTCAGCAGACGCATCGCTCGTTGCGGAGTAGCCGAATAGGTGACTGTGAAGCCCCTGCGGAGTTGTTGCGCTGACGGTACCCGGCGTTGCCATTACCAGCTACGCACCTTGGTGTACTGACGCTGGAGACGGTCGGCTTCTTCGTTGATACGAGCCATGCGTCGGTTGATAAGAGCGTTAACCGAACCAGCAATGGCACCGGCTGTAACTTCCGTAGCCTTACGAGGATCGGGCTGTGACTCCATAAAGTTGCGACTAATCTCACGAGGCAGCGTAAGGTCAATCTCTGCTCCAAGTGGGGGCAAGTCAAGCATCGTGGACGTTAGGTTCTGCACCGTAGTTGTGGCATAACCGTTGTAGGGTGGGGCTTCGTCGTTGGTAGCAGGGGTGTTTAGAACGCTGTCTGCGGTGTCCACAAAGCGAATGAATGGCGCTGAGTAGGTGACGTAGATGGGCAGACCGGGCCAACCACTCTCGTAGATGACCAGACCTCGACCCGAAGGGAACACAGGGTCGGTCACACCACCGTTAGATTCCCAGCGAATGATCTTCCACTTCTTGATTGCGGGAAAGGTGCGGTATGGCGGGGCAATGCGGTAGCGGATTTCCAGAATGTCAATAAAGTCGCTGGGCAGGTCGCCAAGGTCGTAACCGGCATACACAGGGTTGTAGGTCAGTTCTGCCACACCCACGCGAAACATACCGTTGGTAGGGCTGGAGAGTGAGCGCAGGTCGTCGTTGATTGCAACGCCAATGTCGTAGCGGGAGTAACGTGGGTTCAGGTAAACAATGATGCCAGCGTTGTGGTTGCTGGGCACCGAGCCGTAGTAACCACGAGTGACGGTAGCGGTGAAGTTAGAGGCGTCCCACGCCGTCACATACATAAGCTCTAGTTCTGCCGACAGAATGACTCCGGGGGCGATAGAGGCGGCCTGAGCACCGTTTACGACGATTGTGGTGGCAACGTCGGTGACAGCGGTGGTGAGTTGGACGGTACGCTCACGGATGCCACCCATGACACGACGGTACACCTTCTCGATTAGGTCGCCAAAGGTGGTACCATTTCCGGTGCTTGATGATCCACCTACGGTAATAAGGGTTGCCATTACAGTCCTTCGCTTGCCACGGCCCACGCTTGGGCTTCGTTGATTAGATGCTCTGGGGAAAGATGCAAGGTATTAGCACCTTCTTGGAGCGAAAGCAGACCTTTGACAACTAGCAAGGTCACGGCCACGCCAGCCGCATCAAGCGCCCAGAAAGGCACCACCGATTCCTCTAGGACTGTGATGTTTCCGTCAGTGTCCGTGAATTCATTTTTCAATATAAAACTCATTATGACAATCCTGCCCAAAAAAGTCCGCTGCTGTTGTTGATGGTACCCAATGAACCTGTGGGCAATGAAGTCTGTCCCGTGGTTGCCAACGTAAGAGCCTTGCCAGCAAGAGTATTGGTAGTTGAGGTCGTGCCAATGTTTGTGTAGTTTGCCGTAAGTCCTGCACCACGAACAAAAGTTGGAGCTGATGTACTTGCATTGCCGACCAAAATTGCAATCCAATAAGTTCCAGCGGCAAGATTTGTAAGGGAACCGGCAGACTGTGCTGTCAGTGCATGAGTTTTAGCACCACCAGA